AACTGGTTTAGTTGGCGCGACAGGTGCTACGGGATTAAGTGTTACTGGATCGACAGGAGCCACAGGAGTTGGATCGACTGGGGCTACAGGCGTTGCGGGTGGGCAAGGCTCCACAGGTGCTACAGGAGCAACTGGACTTGATGGATCGACTGGTGCTACCGGGGTTTCTGGAGCAGATGGAGCGACAGGTGCGACTGGCGTTGCTGGCGATGTCGGAGCGACTGGCTCTACAGGAGCTACGGGCGTTATTGGCGATACAGGCTCGACTGGAGCCACAGGTGTAGCTGGAACAGACGGAGCAACAGGAGCTACTGGTGCTACTGGATTGGAAGGAGCAACTGGTTTAGTTGGATCAACTGGAGCTACAGGTCTAGAAGGGTCTACTGGTGCAACTGGTGCTGGCGCAACTGGCGCAACTGGTTTAGTTGGAGCTACAGGTTTAGCTGGACAATCTGCTACTTTTTATAATTATCAAGCTGATGCAAATCAAACAAGTGGAGTTCCAACAACTGGACACTTATTCTGGAATAACGCATCTCAAGTTTCAGCAACCTCAATAAGATTATCGCACATCGATGCGCTTGGTAACGATATTGATGTCTTTTTCCCACTATTCAAAACTGGGGACAAGTTTGTCATTCAAGATCAAAATAACTCAAATAATTTTCAGACATGGGAAATTAGCGCAACGCCAACAATTGTATTAAATAGTTACATTGCAATCCCATCAACATTAGTTACATCTGGAGGAACTGGAACAACTGGGTTTGCTGATAACCACCAACTTATATTTGCAATAGTATCTAGTGGTTTAGTTGGTGCGACAGGATTGACTGGAGCAACTGGTTTAAATGGAGCCACAGGCGCAACTGGCTCAACTCCCGCAAACATTATTTTATCTAACACAACTGGTCTGACGCAAGCAACGCAACTAACCAACATTGTGCAAATTACGAGTTTTGGATATAGTCAAATTGCAACTCCTAACGCTAACACGCTTTACATAATAGTAGGATGAAATTAACCGATTCCAGTGCGGCAAATGTTGGTGCAACTGTTGTTAATGCGATTGCATCAATTGCAAATTCTCTGTATAATTTTCATGTTCTTGCAACTACTACAATTTCAAAAGTTATTAGCGGTGCGTTAGGTGTTGTTAAAACAGGAATTGGAACGCTAGTTTTTTCAAATATAAACTCTTATAGCGGAACAACCACAGTAAATGCAGGAACGCTAAGATTGCAAGCCGCCGCAACAAATTTTTACAACACATCGAACCGCACTTACAATATCAACAACGGATCAGGGTTGGTTTTTGCTAGTGGCACTGCCACGAACCCTTCTCTACACGGAACAATTATCAATATTGACAGTAATGGAGGCGCGACGATTACATTGGATGGCATCAATGGATTGATTCAAACTTCCGATGGTGTTATTTTTAACTCTATCGGAGGATTGCAAAACCGACTTGTCTCAATAAATGGATTTTTCAACGATCAAAACGGCAATCGCCCTGCGGTGTTCAATATAGCCAGCGGCATCAATGCAACGGCTGATTTTTTGGCAGATTGCGCGGTAATTGGCAGGTCTGATATTACAAAAAATGGGTCTGGGAAATTGCTGTTTAGCGCAGGTGTGTTAGGAACATTTGGTGACGGAGTTGCAAATATTAGAATTAACTCTGGCATCATGGAAATCGGTGGGGCATCTGCGTTACTCAACCAAAAAAGCGGAAGTCTATTCCTAAATAATGGCACTTTTATTTGGAACTCAACAACCGCTAACCAAACTATTGGTAACGCCATCACCGGGACAGGTAACATAATAAAAAGAAACTCTGGCACTCTTATTTTTACTGGCAATAACTCTTATACTGGAGATACATCTATCGAAGCTGGAACGCTTCGGGCTATAAAAACAACTGGAGCATCAACCGCGACCGCAACATTTAACTCGGCTACCTTATCCATTGCTGTTTCGTTCAATGTTTCACCTCCGTCTGGTGTTACAACATTTCGCTTCTTTCAAGGTTCAACATCAGGCACTTGGACTATAGGGACTTTGACAGGAGTGCCTGCCGGAACAACGGCTATCTATAATTCAACAAACTCAACCCTTTCAGTTACAGTCCCATGATCATTACTCCAAGTGCAAATGGCTGGTCATACGACGATTCTGTAGGAAAATGGAAATTGGCATATGAAGAGAAAACCATTATTTTCTACCAACAAACAGACCAATCAATTGCCACGCCACAAACATTATTCGTAGGGACAAAAGAAGAATGTGAAAATTTGATAACTGAATTAGGTTTAATTATTACCCCAGAAGAAGAACTAGAAAACCAAGAATGAACGACAACGCTACCAATCACGGAATATTTGGAACGATCATTTCGACCACAGGATTTATAGTAAGTATGCTACCAGAAATAGAAGCGTCTATTAGAGTAGCAGGCGGCATCATCAGTATAATCGCTGGTGTGCTAACCTGCATCTACATGACCAAACAAATAATGAAATAATGAGCGCAAAACAAATGGCACTTGGACTAATCTTGATCTCGTTTGCTTTTCTAGCATTGGCATTTCTGACAGGATGCACAACGCTGGGAGTCTCCCTAGAAACACAATATGGTCGGTTCACATACGAACTGCCAGAACCAACAGGAACAAAGAAATGAAAATCGTAAATATACTATTAGAACGGCTATCAGAGAATAGCACATGGCGCGGCATCATCCTAATCGCTACGGCGGTAGGAGTGAAGCTGGAACCAGAACTTCAAGAGTCCATCATCGTCGCAGGACTGGGACTCGTAGGACTCATCAACGTTATCCGCAAAGGAAAATGATTCCTAATTCCAGACCACAGCAGGCCAAGGAAAAGACACTCGCAATGGTAATCAAAGCGGGTATCGAAGACTTGGTTTGCTTGGTCGGGATTCGTGGATACTACCTCGATTCAATGGGAGCAAAAGGAAAGAACGACAGAGGTATCTACGACGATGCGATCATTCTTCTATCACCAAGCGTTCATGCTACGTTTAACGCTAATACTGATCCATCAGTTTACAAGAAAGGTATTGCTGTTCTTAAAACGGGTGTGCATCGCTATCGTAAAGGCAATCATGGTATCTCTAAACCCGGAGGTGGCTACCCAGCGTTACGACCTGCTAACGCAAAAGAACAACTCCCTGTTACGCGAGATGGTGAAGGTGATTCGATGGGGATTGCGATAAACATCCACAAAGGAGGATATAACACTACCAGCAGTCTCGGATGTCAGACGATCTACCCACCCCAATGGGATGGGTTCATCAATTTAGTCTACTCGGAGATGAGTAGATACAACCAGAAGACGATTCCATATCTATTAGTGGAAAACGCTTGAATTAGATACTCAATTATCGTAAACGATAATCCATATGGGAAATTGCAACGAAACCATTATAGTAGCATCCTACGCTAGATCAGCAAAAGAAAGTGCTATCAGTGCGGCTCACTCTGCTTGTCTCGCACAGCAATCTATTGGAGCGAGCGGAGCTACAGGGGCAACCGGAGTCGGAGCCACGGGAGCCACGGGACTCACGGGTTCTACAGGCCCGTCTGGAGGGCCGACAGGGGCAACGGGAGCTACGGGCGAAGGGGCAACTGGAGCCACAGGATTGTCTGGTATTAATGGAACTACTGGAGCTACAGGATTGCGCGGGGCTACGGGAAGCATAGGATCGACTGGGCAGCAAGGTGCAACGGGATTGCAAGGTTCTACAGGCATAGGTGCATCTGGAGCTACGGGGGCTACGGGACAGCAAGGCCCGATTGGCCCTCGCGGAGCAACTGGAATGGTCGGCCCTCGCGGAGCTACGGGATTGACTGGGCCTATGGGAGCGAGCGGGTCTGGAGCTACAGGATCAACTGGAATCGAAGGGCCAACTGGGGCTACGGGATTAGAAGGGGCGACTGGCGCGGGAACTACTGGAGCTACTGGTGTAGATGGTTCAACTGGAGCCACGGGAGCCACAGGGCCAGAAGGAAGCACAGGTGCTACAGGAATCGGAGCCACAGGCGCAACAGGAGTTCAAGGTGCAACGGGACTTACTGGGCAATCATCTACTTTTTACAACTACAAAGCTGACACAACTATAACGAGCGGAACCCCTGCAATAAACGCATTGTATTGGGATAACGCTACGCAAACATCCTCTGCCGTTGTAACGCTTTCACATATTGACGCGCTTGGAAATGACATTGATGTCTTCTTCCCGTTATTCAAAACAAACGATACATTCATTATTCAAGACCAAAGCAATTCAACCAATTTCCAAACTTGGAGGATTACCGCTACTCCCACTGTTGTTCTTAATAGTTATATCTCAATTCCAGTAACACTTGTTACATCTGGAGGGACATCGCAATTCATAAACAATCAGCAATTGATATTTGCAATTGTTACCTCTGGATTGACTGGAGCCACGGGATTACAAGGTAGCACAGGAGCCACTGGAATTGCGGGAGGACAAGGCTCAACGGGCAGCACTGGCATTCAAGGTGGCACTGGAGCTACAGGTATCGGTTCAACTGGTTCAACTGGCGCAACTGGGGTTGGAGCTACAGGTGCTACTGGCCCCTCTGGAAGTGCTGGTGGAGCTACGGGAGCAGGAACTGATGCCATATTCTTTCTGAATGGACAAACAGTAAATACATCTTACACGATACCAGTAGCACAAAATGCTGGTAGCTTTGGCCCAATCACAATTGCGTCTGGTGCTGTTGTTACAGTCCCATCTGGTGGGGTATGGACAGTTGTGTAATTCTTCAAAATAATACTTGCAATAAAAACAATCAACACTATCGTAAACGATAATCAACTATGAGTTGTGGAAATTCCAGAAGTTCTAAATGCAATCCATGCGGCCCAAGTGAGGCGGCAATTAATTCTATTGCAGATCGCGCAGCTTATTACGCTCGTATAGCAATCGTTGCTTCGGAGACTGGTGGAGGAATACGATGGGGATATATCGGTGATGGAACTGAAGTTACCTTCAACATTGATGGTGCTGCGACAACGAATACCGCATCATTCCTTGTAACAATTGATGGAGTAGTCCAAGACCCATTAGATTACACAATTACCCAAGGATACCCATATACCATCACAATGAATAATCCCGTCCCATCTGGTGATGAGATTGTCATTGTATCATTGAATGGTAAGACTGGAGCAACTGGCCCCGGAGCAGGAGCTACTGGCCCAATCGGGCCGACTGGAGCTACAGGAATTCAAGGCCCAATCGGGCCGGGTGGTGGAGCAACGGGAGCAACGGGAGCCACTGGGGTAACAGGAATTGGAATTACAGGTGGAGGAACGGATGAAGTTTTTTGGGAAAACGATCAAGTTGTTACTAGAAATTACACAATCACCGCAAACAAAAACGCGTTTACAGCAGGGCCGATTACAATAAATGCAGGAGTAGTAGTAACAGTCCCATCAAGTTCAACATGGACAGTAGTATAAAGGATTAAAATTATGCCAGTAACAATTAACGGAACAACAGGAATCGTAAGTCCAAACTTCACTGGGAATGGATCAGTCCCAACTGGAAGCGTATATCACTTTGCATCTTCAACTGCTCCAACCGGGTTTTTGATTTGTAATGGCAATACAGTTCCAAATGGAACTGGAACTGTCCAAGGTGTAACTGCTGACTTCTCTGCGTTATTCGCAATCCTTGGAACAACTTATGGAGTTGCAGGAACCCTGCCAGACTTGAAAGGCGTGTTCATTCGCGGAACTGGTTCACAAACAATTTCTGGAATTACTTACTCTGGCACTCTTGGAGCAAAACAAAACGATGCAATGCAGGGGCATTTGCATAATTATTCGCGTTTCAATACTAACCAGCCTTTTGGTGGGAATGTCGCTTCTGCTCCGTTTTCACTCACCCCTCAAAATGTAAGCGATAGCACATCCAGTGCAATTACAGACGGAACCAATGGCACTCCCCGCACTGGATCAGAAACTCGTCCAGCAAACATTGCACTTCTTCCCTGCATTAAATACTAATTATGGCAACATCACTCTCATTAGAAAACGACTCCAGCCTCGCGCAAGGGTATCTCAAAGTCAATGGAACTACTGCCGCTACGCTGACTACGAGTGGCATTACAGGAAACTTGACTGGGAATGTGACTGGTTCACTTACTCAGGGTGGTTCACTTACTCTCGCTACTGCACAGACTGCATCTGGAACTGCTGTTGACTTTACGAGTATCCCAAGTTGGGCAAAGCGGATTACTGTGATGCTTAGTGATATTAGCTTAAATGCTACAGATGATCTTTTAGTTCAGATCGGAGATTCTGGTGGAATTGAAACTACTGGTTATACATCTGGTTCTCAAAGTTCTGTTAATAGTACAATTGGATATATCATAAGAATTGGTGTTGGAACAAGATCGCTTAATGGTGCAATGTATATTTCAAATGTAAATTCTAATTCTTGGATTTCCATTCACTCTGGAAATATTGGAACAACAAATGATGTTTTTGGAGGCGGCACTAAAACACTTTCTTCAACACTTGATAGAATTCGTGTAACATCCGTTACTGGAACAAGCACATTTGACGCTGGAACAATCAACATTTCATTTGAGGGGTAAAATGATAACCCAAGAAAGACTTAAGGAATTATTTTCATACGATAAAGAAACTGGTAATTTTACAGTTTTAAAAAATCGTAAAGGTAGTTTTAAGAAAATAGGTTTTATCTTGGGAAGCAAAAATAAAGCTGGATATTTAGAAGCTGATATTGATGGCAAAAGATATTATTTGCATAGGCTTGCATTTTTATATGTAAATGGAATGTTCCCAGATAATTTTATTGACCATAAAAATAGGAATAAATGTGATAATTCTTGGGACAATTTGAGATGCGTTACGCCACAAGAAAATGTAGAAAATGATGTCTTGCCAAGAAGAAATGGATCATTAGGATATAGAGGAGTATACAAAGTGAAAAACAAATTTTATGCTAAAATAAATCATCAAAAAAGGCAAATGCACCTTGGGTCTTACAATACTCCAGAAGAGGCATCAATTGCTTATTTGAAATCTAAACCACTAATCCATGTAAATTTTCATCAAGGATAACCTATGCCAACAACAATTACATCCGCAGGAATTACTTTTAACGACACAACTTCGCTGACGAGTGCTGTTATTCCAGCAAACGCAGTAGGAGCAACGCAGATTGCAAATGGTTCTGTCACCGCAGAAAAACTTGGCACTAACGAGCAGAAGCAGATTTGCAAAGCATGGGTGAATTTTGATGGTTATACTGTTCCCGGAACAATCCGATCCAGTTACAATGTTTCAAGTGTTACAAAAAACGCAACGGGAAATTATACTATAAATTTTACATCAGCAATGAGTGATACTAATTATGCGGTTCTTGGAACTACGATGAATATTGCCGCAATGACAGTTCAAGTTGATTCTATAAATTGGTATTCTACTCCAACAACAAAAACAACATCAGCAGTTAGGGTTAATTGTGGAACTCCATCAATAAACTATGATTGTGCTCAAGTTTATGTAGCAATTTTTGGAAATTAATTTTATGTATATCACATATCCACAACCAAACGGACAAGTAGCAGTAGTCATCCCTACTGGCGATGTTAATGACGCAATCAAAGATGTTCCAGCAGGAGTAGAATACAAGATCGTTGAGTCAGTTGACATTGATAACGACTACTTCAATGCTTACGAGTTTGACGCTGAACTCGGCTCAAAGGTAAACATTGAGAAGGCGAAAGCTATTCATCTTGATAAGTTCCGTGTTGCTCGCGCTCCTAAACTTGCCAAGCTCGACATTGACTTTATGAAGGCAGTTGAAGCTAACGACGAAGAGAAGAAGGCTGAAATCATTGCCGCTAAACAAGCACTCCGCGATGTTACATTGACTCCACTTCCAAATGATCTTGCTGGCATTAAAGCAACTTGGCCCGATATTCTGAATTAAATATTATGACTCCCTGCACTCCAGCCCCTCCATGCGACTTGGAATATCCATTGTTCTGTGAACCCCGCGAGCTTACAGCAATCGCTAAAAGGTTGGTTGTAGAAGATTCGTCTGCTTGTGATAGGACTCTTCAAACTCCACCATCTGGACAAGTTCTCATCTCCAACGCTAACGGGACAATATCGTGGACTAATGGAGCGAATAATACTGTTCTTCGCAAAACCTCTACTGGAAGTGTTGAGTTTGCTACTTTGAATGGTCTTCTCCAATCTGGCCCAGTTGATCTTGGTAGCCAGTCATTGACTACTACTGGAGCAATAAACGCAGCAAGCGTCACGGCAACGGGTGTAGTAACGGCAGCAAGCGTTACTCTCGCCGCAAATCCAACTACAAATCTTCAAGCGACAACTAAGCAGTATGTTGATGCTGCTGATGCTCTCAAGCTAAATAAGGCTGGAGACACGATGACTGGCGCGCTTATTGTGAATAGCACGATTGCATCAAACAGCACAATCCTTGCTACTGGCAACTCATCCAAGATTGGATACAATACTGGTGCTGGTGGGTCAATTAATCAAGGTGCAGGAGCAAAGACAAATGCCGTTACACTCAATCGTCCTACTGGAATTATCGTTACCGATAGCGCGGCACTCGCAGCTAATACTGCTGTTACCTTTAACTTGAGCAATTCGGTTATTGAGGCTACAGATATTGTAATTGTAAGTCATGTATCTGGAGGAACGCTTGGCTCATATAACTTTGCGGTAGCTCCAGCGGCAGGTAATGCAAACATTACAATCCGCAACATCACCGCAGCAAGTTTATCTGAAACACTGACATTGCGGTTTATTGTAATCAAGAGCGTCAACGCATAATGCCATCCGAAGGATCAGTCTTTGATGGATTCACAAGTATCATCGCGCAAGACGCAGATACTCATCCATCGTATTTACCAGAGTCTGTAGTATCAGAATCGGTAAATAGGACATTCAGAGGCGGCATTAACAGGACAAGACCAAGTATTCGTAACATCCCGATTATGGCTGGAGACGGAGAAGCTGAGACTATCGTTAACGATATTCTTGGAGGTAACTTCCAAGGTGCGTATCCATATCGTGCAACTAACTTGAGAACGAGCGATGGTATCTTGCTATCGGTATCTGGGATTATCTACTTTCTGAAGATGGTAAACAACCGAGCGTTTGCCTACAAGGTCATCGAAGGTAACGATCCGGGCATGATGCACACATTCTTCGTGCAGGCTGAAGATCGGGCGTATATCCAAAACGGCTACCAGAATGCAATCGCATGGGATGGAGTATTAGGAACACTGACCGCAAGTGAAATCCAGAGCGGAGACTATTGTGAGATTGTATCAGTTGGAACTACAAACTTTACCTTGATTGGCGCACCATCCAATACTGTTGGAGTTAAGTTCACAGCAATCGTTACAGACACTCAAAGGGGAACAGGCACAGGGACAGTTAAACTACCTGCTTACCGACTGAATCCATACTTGGCAAAGATGCCGATTGGAACGATCATGGAGTATGCTTTTGGGCGAGTCTTCGTATCTGATAGGTTCAACCAAATCTACGCTTCTGACATCATCTATGGTGGCGGGTTCACAGATACCAAGAATACCGAGAACTTCACAGAGATAGGATACTGGGCAGAAGGCGGGGCTTTCTCGACACCAGCAATGATGGGGAATATTACAGGGATGAAGGTCATGCCAGAGCTTGGATACAACCTTCGCGGCCAAGGTCAGCTTGTAGTCCTTACTGGAAATGGAGCATTCTCAATGGATGTCTCTCTACCAAGGTCAGAATGGAATACATCAAACATCCAACGTATTTCACTCCTTGGGCGCGGATGCACCAGCCCTAATCTTGCATTGGTAAACTCCGAACTTTGGTTCAGATCACACGATGGTTGGGCGTTCTATTCCAATACCCAATCCGAGTTCAATAGATACTTCTCCCTCCGCAAACTATCAAGGGATGTGAACAAGTGGGTATCAAATGATACCCCGTGGATGAAGCAATTCGCTTCGACTATCTTTTTCGACAACTACCTCATCAATACTGTTTCGCCACAGACATACCGCGCAGAAGGCGTAGAGGGACTGAACAGGTTTCATAGGGGCATGGTTGTTCTCGACCTCGACCAATCCTCAACGCCTGCACCGGACGCACAACTATCATTCCGCTGGAATGGAGTATGGACAGGAATCAGGCCAACACAACTTCTGACTGCACTGATCCAAGGTGAAAAACGTGGATTTGGATTCTCATTCGACAAAGACAACAAGAACCGCTTATACGAGTTCACAATAGCTCAAGGCGATGACTACGGCCCGAATGGAAGCAGGCAGATCGAATCCTTCTTCACAACTGGCAGGTATGACTTCAACCGCAGCGGGGCTACAAACAAGTTCCTCCGTAAAAAGATTACTGGTGGAGAAATGTGGATGAGTGAGATTAAAGGACAAGTAGAAAGTTATGCCGAGTTCCGCGCAGATAGCAATCCATGCTGGTCAGAACTAAAAGTTCCTACCACATTCGGGTGCGATCCATGTTCACCAGTAGTAACTGAATGCTTTCCGCAACGAGGAGGTAATCGCTACAAACGCTACAAGTTTAACACACCAGACCCAAGTGAGTGCAATGACTTGGCAGGCATCCCATCGGTAGAAGGATCAGAATTCCAGATCAAAGTAAACCTAACTGGAGCAGCTACAGTTGACCGAGTAAGGTTGATGGCAAACATCAAGAACAACGATGACTCTCCGGTTGGTGATTGCCCAGAAGAAAATCAAGAGTGCGAACCATTTTTGTGTTGCCAAGAGAAATACTGGAACTACAATATCGTGAACTAATTTATGGACAATCAGTCTTCGTCTCCAGCACTTACATTTCCAAATGTCCCAGATGACTTCTGTCCAACTGGTAACTGGCAGAACGTATTTCAAGTATTCATTGATGAAGTTCTGACTAACGGAACAATCAATGTTCCGGGGTTGGGCGATGTAACTCCAGCGCAAGTTGCTCAAATCAACGAAGACCTTGCTGACCAGCAGAGTCAGATTAGCGCACTTGATACGCGAGTCGATGCTTTAGAGCCAGCGGTTAAAGCTCGTTATGGAAACATTGGAAGCGTTCCCGCTGGAGACTCTATTCAGACTGTATCGTTTGCTGCATTACCTTCCGCGACCTACGGAATTTCTATAACCCCTAACTGCAATGCAACTATTGGAGCGTCTGCTACACCATTGTTTGCTTTGGTTGATGCCAGCAAAACAACTACTGGATTTTCTATTCGTATAGAAAACAATCTTTCTCAAATAACAAGCGTGGACTGGATGGCGGTTCACGCTTCGTAATAAACAAGCCATAAGAAAAACTAAACATATGACACCACTAAAAGGAACTGATCCTAAACTCGTTAGCGGCGGCGCACCTACTCGCGGCATGATCCGTGAAGGTATGGGCAACATGAATCCACCTAACACTGGTAAGAACCCATACTCCAGCGCACCTATGCCCAAGTCTGGAAAGCCAGTTGGACAGAAATAATTATCGGAAACGATAATCCCTATGGCTGATACCCTCGAAGAGATGGTGGAACTCGTTAAGGGTTTCGTCGGAGACAGTGGCACCTGTTCATATGAGCGCGGAGTCAAAGCTGTAAACCAAGCGAGGAGACTGTTGTGGAATAAGCGAGCGTGGAGTAGCCAAGAAGAGTATGTCCAAATCTGCTGTGTGAACGATTGCTTCACGCTTCCAGCCCGATATGAGCAAATCAAACTTGCTTGGATCGGGGACAACTCTGCGAGCCTCGCTGATGAATGGTTCAATGCGACCAACGCTTTCGCTCTCCATGCGGATCACTCATGCCATAGAGGGATCGTAGAGGTAGGAGGACTCCATGTCCTCTTCCGTGACTATACTACCCATCCATACCAAATCGGAGTAATGGCCGAGGAAGCTGAAGACATCGGCGTAGAGTTGATGTTTGAAGCGCAAGACCAGTATGACACCTACCACAAGGTTAAGGTAACTATTGATACTCCTCCAACGCTGGCTAAGTCTGATCTCCTTGTAAAAGGGATTCGGTCAGTAACCAAGCCAGTAACTAAAGGTAGGATTCGTGTGTATGCCTACGATACTGCATTAGAAGCAAAGACGCTGATAGCAATCTATCAGCCAAATGATGCTCACCCAACCTTCCGTAGGTTCAAAGCACCAAGGACTTGCGAGTGTATTACTCTTTACGCATCGAAGAAATACTTTGATCTAAGCGATCCAAAGGAATTAGTAGAGTTCATCCCAGATGCAATGATCTATGCGGTTCTTGCATTGAACTCGCGTGAGAATCGTAAGGCGCAAGAGTTCTTGAGCAATCTATCGCTTGCTGTGCAAGAGCAAGAGAAGGAGATGGAAGGCTTGGAAATTCCTACCGCCGCTCCAATCCGGTTTGCAAACTATAGCAGAGCAGATAACCTAATCGGGTCTGATTTATTGTCACCATCACCAAACGATTATTTCCTTTCACGATGACACTGACAATTCCAGACAAGATTGATGCAAGAAACGTAGTTGGGTATGGTGATCCAGACTACGATCTTAACTTGATGGACTTGGAAATTTTGAAATTACCTCCAAGGGAATGTCCGCTGATCCATAAATTTACTCCGGGGATGTATATTCGGGAAATCTATATGCCGAAGGATACGATTCTCACAACTCTGATGCACCTGACTACCCATCCATTCTTCGTGATGAAAGGTGATGTGACTGTCTGGTATCATGGCATCCCTGCCCACCGCTATAAAACGGGCTACAGTGGCATCACAGAAGCAGGAACAAGGCGTTTGCTGGCTACTCACAAAGACACAATTTGGACTACCTGCCATGTCACAGACTTGACTGATCCAGACGAAATTATTGACAGCATCACTTCAAGAGACTTTAATCCCCACATCGCCAAGGAAGACCCAAGGGTGCAGAAGTGGCGGCATAACCGAACCGATTTAATCAAATGAGATTTCTTTTACCAGACCCGTTAGGCAACGATAAACATTCTCAGATGTTTCACTCCAGCGGATTCGCTATTGCTGCTGGCGTGGTAGCGGTTGGAGCAGCGGCAGGGTCGGCAGCTATCTCAATGTCAGCAGCGGATAGGGCAAAGAAGGGGCAAGGTAAAGCAGCGGCAGCATATAAAAAACAACAAAGAGAAGCAACCTCTCAATACGAGCAGAGGCAAAACGAGGTAAGGGCAATGATTAATGCCGTCCAAGCTCCACAATATAACCTTGGAGCAATGACTGGTGATGCTGCACAGATTTCAGAATACAATAGACAGCAAGTAGAAAAGTTCCAACCCGGAGCCGCCGCATTAAGAGCAAGGTCAGTTGGTCAACTTAACCAAGCAATGAATGTGACTGACGAATACTTGAGGGGAGAAATCCCTCAAGATGTCAGAGAACAAACCATGCGAAACATCGCTGAGTTTGGCGGGGCAGGATTTAACCCAGCAACAGCAGGCCGAGCGGGTGGATTCCAAGCAGCACAAGCATTAGTCCCAAGACAATTTGGTTTAACCTCGCTTGATCTTCAAAGAACTGGACTTGCCGCAACTTCTCAAATCCAAGGCACAGCAATGAACTGGCAACAATTATCAAGAGCATTTACAGCAGACCCATTGGATGTAGGTAGGGTTCAACTTGGATTCCAAACAGCAGCAGCAGAAGTTGGATTGCAAAAAGCTGGCTTAACATCCAATTTAAACACAGGATTATTTAACGCGAAGACAGGACTTTCTCAAAACATATACAATGCCAACAAAGAAAACATCGCCGCAAGTTACGCCGCCCAGCAAGCAGTCGGCCAAGGAATCAGTCAAATCGGTCAGGCTACCTCTGGTGCGTTGTTTAGTGGGGCGCAGATTAACGCAGCCAATCAAGGATTAGATATAGGAAGCAACCCTTATGGTGGTGGTGGTGGATTCGGAACAGGCTATGGATCACAACCAATCCAATTTCAATCTAGAGCTGATTACGCAAGCCAAGTATCAAATCCAAG